AAATATTAAGTAACGCGGTAAGCAAGTAATGGCAAAGCAATCAGGTTGGGTAATTGCAGCAACAGAAGGCGCAACGGTAGACGGCCGTATTATTTCAAAAGAATGGATTAATCAAATGGCCGCATCGTATTCAGTTGACGAATACACCGCGCTTATTTGGCCTGAACACTTTCGCTCAAGCTTTGGCCCAAGCGAGGGTAAAAACTGGGGAACTGTTGACGAAGTAAAAGCTGCTAAACAAGGTGGCAAATTACGCCTGTTTGTAAAAGTAACCGCTAACGACTACCTACTTAATGCCAACAAAGACGGCCAAAAGCTGTTTATGTCTATCGAGCCAAACCCCGATTACAAAAGCGAAGGCCGTTGCTACTTACAAGGCCTTGCCGTTACCGACTCGCCAGCCAGTTCAGGCACCAGCCGTCTAAAATTCTCTATTGGTGATAATGAAGCTGATCACGAATATAGCAAACTCGAAACGCTAGAACACAGTGACTTTATTACCACCGATAGCGAACCAAATCTAAACATCACAGCCGATGAGCAAGCGCAAGGCTTAAAAATACTTTCGCAATTTTTCAACCTGTTTTCAGGTAAGCAAAAACCAGCAGAACCCACCGAGGAAGACACCATGAAACAAGAACAGTTTGATGCCCTAATAGGCAAGTTTGAAGGATTAGAAACCAAGGTGACTGACCTTGAAACTAAATTCAGCAAACCAGAAGGCGAAGAAAAAACGCCAGCCAAAGAGCCAGCACCAGAAGGTGATAAAACAGAAGCAGGCGTAACTGCCGAACAATTTAGCCAGCTTATGGAAAAAATGGACGGCTTTGGCAAAAAAGTAGACGGGATAGAAACTAAATTTAATGCCCTTAGCAAAGAGCAAGGTGGCCAAGAGCCCGACCCAGTAGGCGGCGAAACCGTAAGCCTGACTTAAAAAACCACGTTTACTTTTTACTAATGCATAACAGAGCGAGATAACGCATGCACTTAAATCAAACAGCCGCTGGGTTTATAAAAACATACTCAACGCAACTAGCAAAAGCATTTGGTGTGGATGACGCATCACACAAATTTGCCATTTCAGACCCAATGGAAACAAAGCTACGCGCCGCGCTTTTAGAGTCGGTCGAATTTTTACGCATGATCACCACCATGCAAGTAGACCAAATTAAAGGCCAAGTTGTAAAAGTAGGTAACTACGGTATTGCAACAGGGCGTAAAAAAGGTGGCCGTTTTACATCAGAGCAAGGCGTTGATGGGCATGATTATGAACTGACCGAAACCGATTCGTGCTCAGCAACAACATGGGCGCTTTTATCAACATGGGCCAATGCAGGTAACTTAAACGAGTTTATGAAACTCATTAACCAAAATGCCACGCTGCGTTTTGCACTCGACATGCTGCGCGTTGGTTTTAATGGTGTATCAGCAGCGGATACATCTGACCCAGTTGCTAACCCAAATGGTGAAGACGTAAACAAAGGCTGGCATCAAATCGTGAAAGAAAAAGCAGCAGATCAAATCATGACTGATCCTGTTTATTTTGACCCAGATGGCGCAGGCGATTACAAAACGTTAGATGCCATTGTTACCGAGCTTAAAAACACGCTTATTCACCCATCATTACGCAACGACCCACGCTTAGTGGTACTGGTTGGTAGTGACCTTACGGCCACTGCGCAAACCCACATGATGAACCAAGCCGATAAGCCAAGCGAAAAAGTAGCCGCTCAGCAAATGGATAAAAACATTGGTGGTATGCGTGCATACACGCCACCGTTCTTCCCGGGTAAACGCATTGCAGTCACCATTTTAAGTAACTTGCATATTTATACGCAAAAAGGCACGGCGCACCGCAAAGCCAAAGACGAAGAAGACCGCAAGCAATACGAAAACTCATACTGGCGTAACGAAGGCTACGCACTTGAAGAGTTTGAAGCGTATGCCGCGATTGATGAAAGCGCAATGAACATTGGTGAAAAACCAGCGCCTTAAACGTTTTAATCATTAATTGCTAGGCCTAACCGCCTAGCATTAACTCCAATTATTAAAAGGTAAGTGCCATGAGTGCCATTGCTAATTTTAAAAAACGCCGCCTAGCAGCCAAAGCCAAAGGCGAAACCAAAGCTACAACGGGTAATGCGCAAATTACCATTACACCTGAAAACACCGCGCTTAAATTGCTTGCGCAGTTGCTAGGTTGTGACGAATCAAAAGCGCTTGAAACCGCCCAAGAATACGTTGACCAAAACATCACGTATTTTTGTAAAGAGGATCTTCCAACTCTGCATGTAGATAGCGAAAAAGAACATATTGATGTTTCACCCCTTGAAGATGCAACCGACGAGCTAAACCAAAGCATAGACACTGCAAGCAATGCTGCAGGTGAAATTGAAAGCGCCGCAGATAAAGCTAGCGACGCCGCCAGCGATTTAGCCTACCAAGCCGACGATATTAACGCCGCTAATAGCGCCTTGGCCGATACGGTTGAAGAGCTAAAAAAGCCGTCGGCGGCGCAAAAATCCTCCAATTCAAAGAGCAAAACCGAGCCAAAAAACAGCTCGAAAAAGTAAGTGTTACAGGCTCAGGGCAATATGCCCCAAGCCTGCACTTACAGCTTATTGAATTAGAAGACGACTTAAAACGCTTAAAAAGCTATGTAACCCGCGCCGACAAAATCGCTCACAAACGTGATGTGTTATTGCCAAAGTGGTTACCCATTGTTGAAGACTATTTAGCAAAAGAAGGTAAACAAAATGAAGACAACCCGATTTTCGCGTATTGCACTATTTGGCTTTTCGACGTTGGCAATCTCAGCCGTGGCATTGAGTTTGGCCTCAGAGCCATTGAGTTTAACCAGCCCATGGCTAACAACATCCGCCGCCAGTGGCCTGGTTTTATTGCCGACACTGTTTTTGACTGGGCAAGCATCCAAGCTGAAAAAGGCAACAGCATTGAGCCTTATTTCGGACAAGTGTTCAGCAAGGTTGCGAACACTTGGAAACTACCTGAGCAAGTTACGGCTAAGTACTACAAGTTTGCGGGCCTTGCGTTACTGCGCAGCAAAAACGGCGATGTTTCGCCATCGCATGTGGGCGACGTTCAGCGCCTGCAACAAGCAGATGGCTACTTAGCAAAAGCTGCCGAGTTACACAAACACGCACAAGTTAAAACAGTACGAAACAAAATAGCCATGAGATTAAGAGCCATTGCCGAGCTAAACGCTCAGTAATAGCCATTACTCCCAACCCTCCAGTGCACTAGCCGAGCGTTTAACGGGCGACCGTTAATAACCGCGTCGACGCTAACTGCACTGAACCTAATTGATAAAAGGTATGCGGTATGTCATTTGGATTTGAAGCAACAGCACAAAACAGCATTGAAATAGATGCTGCAAGCGGCTGGCCAGCGCTAAGTACTGGCGAGTTTCGTGATCATCGCCGCATACCTGAGTTTTATGAAGAAACCGTAATAGCCGACTCATTAAACCGCAGCGCATTAGAAGTGCAACAGCAGCTAAGTAACTATTTCATGAAACAAGCGGGCAAGGATGCCACTTTTACGCTTGTTGACGGCGTGCCTAACTTTAACGATAAACAACAAAGTGTTTACCGTGGCGCTGTGTATGCCCGTTCGCATTCAGATTTAATGGGTTATTTTTCAGCAGTTGACCAAAAAGAGGCAGGTAATAACAAAGCAGATAGCGTTGATCAGCAAGATGCAATATTAGCGCAATCAAACCGCAGTATTCGTTTATTACTTGGCCTTGGCCGCGGCGGAGTGCACACGCTATGAGCCAAACAATTACCCAATTACAGCAACTAACCGATTTTTTAAACACCAGTTTAAAGGGCGCTATTCACACTAATAATATAGATGCCTGGCAAGAACGCGGCACCTTAATAATGAGCGGTGAAGACAAAGGCCAAGAAGGCTACGCCGTTGCCAAGTGGAAACACACCGCTGTAATCGCAATAGAAAAATTCCCACATCGCAAAGTAAATCCTTACAACTTACTAGCAATGGTGAGTGCTTTTTTAATCGACAGTAGTTGGCCGCGTGAAGAATACGGCCTAGACGACCCCGAAATAGACATTGATGTTGTGAGTAAAGACAACGCCACCGTATTAATTGATGTGCAATTGATTGACGACATAGAGCTAATACCCGATGAAAACGGCCCTGTTTTATTTAACGGTGCGCGCTATTACGTATCGCTTGCGCCAATCAGTGTGGCCGAAGACGTAGACGTAAATATTAAGGGGCAATCGTGAGTTTAGTGATCACCCCAAACAATAAACAAGCACTCAGTGCAAAGCATCAGTTGCAGCTATTGGCATTGCCAAACGGTAAGCGTGTTCGTGTGCTTAAAACACTAGGGCGTTATGAGCGAAAGCTCGCCCGTCAGCGAATACGTACACAAACCACCGTTGAGGGCAATAAGTTTGCGAGTCGCACCGATGGCAAAAAAACCAAAATGCTTAAACGCATGGGTAAAACATTAGAGCCCTATGTAAAAGCTGGTAAACGTTTAGAGCTTAAACATAAATCACCTTTGGTGGGTAAGGTTGCAGCACTGCACCAAGAAGGTGGCAACGAGCAAATGACCTCATCACGCATGAGCCGTATTCATGGTAAGCCAAATTACAAAGCCCCGTGTACACGCAGCCAAGCAAAAGCATTAGCCGCCGAGGGCTACAAAGTACGCCGAGCAAAAGGCAAAGGCTACCGCCGCGCCACAATTAAAGAAATTGCAGGCAGCTTAACCCATGGCAAAGCCACATTAGTGTTAAGTGAATTACGCGGCCAAAAAAGCCGCAAAAGCTGGCAAATACCTGTAAAGGCACGGCCATTTTTAGGCGATACAACCACCAATGTGCAAGCACAACTGGTAACAATTTTAAACCAACTCAATAAACGAGGATAACCCAATGTCACTAGGTAAAGTGCAAGTTAACAATTTGAATTTGGGGCAAGGTGGCATCCAAGGTGTTGAACGACACTTTTTGTTTGTTGGCCGCGCTGGTAACGCAAACGAAGAAAGTCAGCTGTTTAGCGTAGGCGCTCAAACAGTATTAACCGACACTTTTGCAGGCAGCCCATTGCTTGAAATAGTAAAAGCCGCGCAACTTAACGCCGGCCAAAACTGGACGGCAGCGGTATACCCACTGGCCGAAGGCGAAAGCATTACCGATGCCATTGTCCGCGCCAACGAAGTACAAAGCTTTGAAATGATTGTTGTATGTGATGAGCAAACAACCAGCGCAGGCTTAACCGGTATTCACGATCATCTAACGTCATTGCAAGCCACATTAGGGCGTTTTGTTTCGGCATTGGTTGCCGTACCAGGTATTGATGAAGTCACACAAACATGGTCGCAATATGAAGCCGCGACTATTGCATTGCAAGCCGATATTGCCGCGCACTTAGTGGTACCCGTACCGCAATTACACGCTAATAATGTTGGCGTATTAGCAGGGCGACTATGCAACCGTTCAGTAAGCATTGCTGACAGCCCAATGCGCGTAGCAACAGGCAGCGTATTAGGTTTAGGCGAAGCACCCGTTGATACGAACGACGACCCGTTATCACTTGCCACATTAGAAACACTAGCCAATAACCGCATGAGCGTACCGCAGTGGTATAGCGATTTTGAAGGCACCTATTGGAGCGATGCACAAACGCTAGATGCTGCAGGTGGCGACTACCAATACCTTGAGCATTTACGCCCAGTGCATAAAGCCAGCCGCGAAGTGCGTGTACTTGCCATTCGCCGTATTGCCAACCGCGCCCTTAACTCAACGCCAAACAGTATTGAGCTAAACAAAGCGTATTTTATGCGCCCACTACGCGCCATGAGCAAAAGCACCACTATTTTAGGCACGCAGTTTCCTGGTGAAATACAGCCACCGGTTGAAGGCGACATAACCATTGTATGGACCAGCAATAAAAGCGTGGTTATTTACATGGTGCTGCGCCCATACAACAGCCCAAAAGAAATTACCGTAAACATTTTGCTTGATTTAAGCAGCAACTAGGAGCACTCACCATGCGTTTATCAGGAATGA